AACCCGCGACCCTCAGCTTGGAAGGTTTAATTATGTGTTGTTTATATTATTGATAATAAATTTGTTATTTGTTATTTAAAGATGGTTTGCATGTAATTTGCATAACAAGGTTTATATTCAGCCTTTCTTCAAAAATGCTCAATGTCCATGTGTCGTAAATGCAATGCATTTATTTCACGTAAACTTACTCAAAATATTCGTACTGTTCAACAAAGAAAGTTTCTATTCGACTTACTAAATCAGGAGTTTCCTTTAAAGCGGCATTATTTATGAGCATATATGCGCTTTTCTCTATATTTTCCTTATGATAAAAATGCTTATCGCTAAAATAAGTTGCTATAATTTTAGAATAAACTCTATATCTTTTTGTGCAATATACATCTTCACCAAATCCGTTTGAGCCAATAAATCCAAAAGACGCTTTAGGGTTCATCTGATAAACAGACAACATGATATTTATACAGGTGTTTATTATACGTCTTGGTTCGTTGGTGTTGGTCATTATCCTGTATTTGTTCTTTGATAAGGAATGGTTCTTTTGGTAGAACTTTACGGCATAGATATTATGTTCATATTCTTCTACTCGAACAATGTACACCAACTTTGATTTGGAAGACTTGAATCTATATAATAAAATATGAAGGAGACCTTGTGAGTCCCCTTTGTCCTTTTGAATGAAATAGAAAGGATATGCGCTTTCAAGCATTATAGCAAATATGAATATACGGGTATTCTTCTTTTATCAAGTTCCTCTTTGGAAATATCAGACAATACAAACTTCTTCCCTGAGTTAGATTTATTCAAATCAGAGATGTTCTTTTTAGAAGAACGAGGTTCTTGTTTTAATCTTATATTACCCATATTTTGATACTATGATACTATATGCAAAGTAAAGCAGAAATAAGGATGTAACCAAAATGTGAGACAGATTTATTTGTAATTTAGACTGATTATAAATAACAACGTTTACGTTATGATACCCCGCCAGTAATACGGCTGGCGGGGTAAATAAACTATTTGTTTATTCTATTTTACATAAACCAAATGATGAAGCACATTTCCGCTTTTTGTATCAACTTCCGCCAACCTGACTGCCTAAAATCTTCATATTATAAATTTTCTTTTCCTTTACCTTTCCGCCTTTCAGTATTGTGACTTCCTGCCTCAGTTGTGCAACTTCTTTAAGTAATTTCTCATACGCTTCTGCAAGACGGAGCATGTGCTTCATCATTAGATTTACATTTTCATTCATTATATTTCAAATTAATAATTTGTGTCCTGTCGAAATAAAATATCAACAAATTTTATATTGAAAAAGTTTTATTTCAAAACATGTTTGTAAACATATATATTAAACAGCCTTTCTTCTCACACTGAATAGGTCTTGTATTTCTTCCACAGATTTGTTCAGAGCGTTAAATCGCCTTTGTAAATCCTCAAATTGCGCTTCATACATGACTACTGTCGTTTCATACATTCGCTTCCAGTATTCAGCAGTTTCCGGAGATGGCAAATCTTCTACATCTTTTTCAGTCAAAGACGAATGTGAAGTTTCATTGTCAAGGAACATTGGACCTTTGCCGGTGAGGATGTAGTTGGCGTTGACTTTATACATTTGACAAAACTCTTGTAACGTGTTCATAGACACACCGCATATTCCACGTCTTATTTTAGACATGGTGGCCTTTGATAAATTTTCTAAAGTGTTCCACACCTTATAATCGGTAAGTTCCAACTTTTCTATCGTCTCTAAAAAACGATAAGTGTAATCGTTAAACGCTTCATTATTAATATCATGTTCGGCATTATTTTTTTCATTGCCCAAATAGATATATTTCATATTTGCATCTGGAAAACATTCTGCAAACTTAGATAAGAACTTCTTGCTTGGCTCTTGTATCCCCCTTTTTATTTTAGTGAACATAGCCTCTTTAACCCCAGTGCTCTTCGCTATATTATAGAAAGATACTCCCATCCTTTCGACTTCTTCTAGAAATCTTTTTGTTAAATCACTAAGATTTGCTTCGTTTTTATTTTTACTTTCCATTTTAGATAGTATCTTTGCACACGTAACAAGTAGCAGTTGTTCGATTGACATTGTTTATACTTACCCCTTTCCGGGCTAATTATATGAGATGAATCCTGTGATAGCTGCTACCTATTACGGGATTCATTCTTTATATAAAATACAATCGGTCAATGGACATACTTAATATACCAATAGATATAATCAAAAGATACAAGGCAAGCAAGGCTGAAAAAGAATTGCTTGCCTTTGCTATTGGCATCAAGTGTCTGTATTCAAATTCTGTACTTACCGATGTAACCCCTTATAAAGTGATGAAACTGTTTCATGTTTCTCACGATAAAGCCAAACGCCTTATTAACGGAGCGTTAAACGACAGTTTTCTGTTTTCCGTAAAAGGAGGCAGCTTTCTTGCAAACACTTTTAAAAGCAAGGAAATCAAAAGGTCAATAGGGCGTACGCCTTTTATTTACACCTCTGATTATTGCTATAAACTGAATAAGAAGGAATATTCAATTCGCATGCTTGTGCATGAGCTGAACTGTATTATGCTTCTTTGTGCAGTCAATTCTATTGATAGAGACAACTTTCCGCAGAGTAACGGGAAACCGAAACAAAAACGTTGTGCCCTTACCAAGGATTTGACTTTGCGCAAACTTGGAAATATATCCGGTTCAAGCAAAAGTACCGCACACAGACTGATGAATGAAATGTTCCGAAACGGAGTAATCTCCAAGACAAGGGCGCACGGGGAAATGGTTATCCATACCGTGAATGCCAACACCGTTGAAGAGTGGCGCAAAAGAACGGGAAGGAAACATTTTATCTATAACCCCAAAGACGGAAGCGGATGGATTGTCATTCCTTGTTCTTACTCTATATGCGACAGAGGGACTACCGAGAAATATAAGCACGTTATTTATAATCACAAGAAGCGTGTAGAATCATCAAATCTCAAAGTGTCCAAGCATCCTGTTTATGAGAATCCGTTTGATAATCCCATTAACGCTGCTTATTTATGATATTTCTATTTTGGGAACATATATTATTTACAGAGAGAATGGGATTACATGGCGTATATAAACACATACGTGCGTGATAATTTAATATATAAAATATCAAGACAATGAGTAGATATTATACATTGAATTTGAATAATAACCGATTGTACAACATTTCAAAGAACGAATTATGAAAAATGAACCTAATTACACAATTACAATTTCCCGTAGATACGTTGAGGGAAAAAACAGCCTTAATGTAGAGAGAACCGTTACAAACGCCGAAGACGGTGAAGTAATATTTCATTCACTGCATGAAATTAGCAGCGACAGTGAAAAAGAATCACCTATTACGTTTCTTGAAAAACATTTAGGGCTGTACCCTCCCAAAAGCAAAAGCCAATGCAGATGTAATAGATGCCGCAATTTCAGTGATGGTTTTTACTTTCTCCGAAACGGGTGGCTCCACCGTTTTTTTAAGAGATTCAAGTTCAAGTTTTAGTCTTTCCAAATCATTTGAGAGCATTTGGTCTTGCATCTTAAATCCCCCATAGCGGTAGAATGTATCCAATTTTGAATTAAGATATATTTTACCGCCATTCTTATAACCTTCAATTTTAAGCATCCCCATATCTTCAAGTTCAATCATCACTTTTTCAAATTGCACCATACTGATATTAAGGTCTGGGACATTTTTATATTCAAAATAAAAAACATTTCCTTCTTTATTAAGAAGTTCATGCACTATTTTATCCTTTTCCTCCGGCATTATTACCTTAGGATGCTCCTTTCTCCCCTTCGATGCTGTCCTAAACTCAAACATAACAATATATTAATCAGAGTTTTACTAAAAACATGTTTTATAACATATAAAATACTAACTAAAAAAGAAAGTATTTCTTTGTACTTTCTAAAATAGATAGTATCTTTGCACTGTTGTTAATCAACAACGTTACTTTTTAAAGTAAATACAAAGATAAGAAAATAAATAAAGAAAGCAAATATGAAGTACGATTTATCAGACATAATGAAAAAGGCTCACAACTTCTACAAGACCGGAAAATACACCTGGTCTGAAAGCTTGAAAAAGTCATGGAAGATGGCAAAGTTTTCTGTCCGCGTAAAAGAGGAAATAGCCAATATGGTAGACTATAAGTCTGCTGACGATAAAGCGTTCACTAATAGATTGAGAAAGGAGAATGAAGGCTATAAGCCGGCAAAAAGAAGCGCCTATGATAATTTCAATGCTCCGGCTTCCGTCTATTATACTTCTAACAACAGAGGGCGTTTTGGCTCTTGTTTCGTGGGTGATTAATACAATTAGCACATAAATATGAATGACATCAAGACAATAGCAGTAAAGAAAATATCTCCATCCGACACATTAAAAAGTATAAAAGTCGGTGACACAGTAATTATAAAGGACAAGCATATAAAACCCAATGTAGCCCGCTCTACCATGTCCAGACTATCTAAAAACGGATATAGCTTTTATTCGACAAGCTGCCCTGAAGGGTTGATAGTAAAACGACTTAAATAATATCATTATGAATATCAACAGAATATCAAAACAGACAGCCATGTTTGCAATAGGATTTATCGGCTTCTTATTCCTTCTCGGCATCGCAGGTAAATCAGATTATAATCAGGAAGTCATATACAACATGACGGAAACGGCTTACAATGTTATTGTAGATTCTCTCGGCGAAGGTTGTAGCGATACTCAAATCGTAAAGACTTATTTAAATAACAAAGAATATTACGACAGTCTAAGTTGGTAGGTTATGGGAAGAACGAAATCTGTAGGAAAGGTAGAGCCGGTCAACAAACTATGGCTCTCCGCTAAGGAAGCAATGGCATACTTAGGATGCAGTGATAAACTGTTGGAAAAACTAAGGAACAATGCCGAAATATCATTTTCCCAATATAACAAACGTACCATTTGGTACGACTTGAAAAGCATTGAAAGGTTCATAGAAAGAAACCGCGTTGTGTGAACAACGCTCCTTCCTCTTAGCTCAGCCAGGCAGAGCATCGCTATGGTTACTTGTTCGAAGGTTTAGTATCCGGTAATTTCCGGTTAGCGAAGGTCGCACGTTCGAGTCGTGCAGAGGGAGCAAAATACATAGTTCTTTGACGTATTGAATGTGAAATAAGGTTTAAGTATTTGATATTTAGACTTATTTCAATATAACCGAGGATTACGGATAGCGGAAACGCGGTGACTCCGTATAGGCTTGGTTATCGTGATTGTTTCTTCGCACCGAAATGTCCTACGGTAGAGAGTATGCGGTTTGGGCACCCGTATCGCAAGAGACAAAGGTCATAAAGACAACATAAGCGTCCGATACAGTCTTAAATCGGTATAAAGTATGCGGTGGTAATGAAAGGCACCCGTACACGCTTATTATATATACTCCCTTCCCGTCAAATTCGGGCACGCTGAAAAGCCAAACACGTATTGTTGCGTTGAAGGGAGCCAATATTTATTAATCTTTAAATATATAGAATTATGATTGGGAAAAAAGTAATTATTAGAGCAGACAGAGCGGGCGTATTTTACGGAGTATTGAAAGAAAAAAATGGTAGTGAGGTTACATTGACAGACTGCCGAAGATTGTGGTGTTGGTATGGGGCTGCATCTATCAGCCAATTAGCTGTTGAGGGAACGAAAAGACCTAATGATTGTAAATTTACATTAGTTGTACCGATAATCTCTATTTTGGGGGTTATAGAAATAATTCCTTGTACAGATGAAGCGATAAAATCCATTGAGGAGGTAGCCGTATGGAAGAACAGATAAGAAAGTTTCTTAGTATATACTCTGGCTATGGCTCTGGCTATGGCTCTGGCGA